GATTGGATCTGCCAGCAGTGGGTTGGTGTACCCTGTTGGGTTGAGTCCAAACTGCCCAACCTGAGAATTTGGGCGTCCCATCTGGTCGTACCCCCGCAGTCCTGAATAATCTCGATCCAACGTACTGGGACGGTAGTCAGGATTCTGTGTGTAGTAGTTGCCCATACCGAGCGTACTCATCGCATCTGGGATTGCCCAGCTCGGTAGGTTCTGCTGTGTTGTCGTCTGCTCCCCCGCTTTCTGTGGATTAAATATATTCAGTAAAGAGTCTACGAACTCAGTTGATCGGTTATAGTCGCGTTCTGTACCGCGTTGGCGTTCTTGCGGTGCATTTTGGGCCGTTCTGCCCGTACCCGGTCCTTGTGTCTGCATCCGCCGACCGGCAAATACTGGTAAATTATCGTTTGATCCACACATAAGCGTTATAGCTCCATTACTATTTTTTTGGTTTTGAATCCGAGCTTATTGAGGATCCTCTGGTACGCTGGGTTGCCCTCTTGCCGAAACACATCGACGATGTCTTTTACCTGTTCAATCATCGAGGGAATCACCTCGGTCATTATCTCGTTCATATCCCCAGCGATGATCCAGCCGTTGCAGACCTTCTTGCCATCTGGATCTGTGGAGAAGTAGGTGATCGCCAGAGACTGGTTACTCTTGGCTTTCCACAGCTGGGCTCGTCCCTCATATAGCGTGTCCAACACCTCTTCTACCGTTGCGTCAATCCCGTCTCGCTCCAGAGCTCGTCGAATCAGCGGATAAAACTGTTTTTCGATCAAAGTGCCGTTGTAGTTAGTGTTCCTGAGTTGTCTACCCTAATCTCAAACTTCGACCCGTTTGGGCTCTGCAGAATCAATCGCTGCCTGCTGATCTCTGTCCCGCTCTCATCATAATTCCGTAGGAGCTCCACATCCTGACCTCGTGAGTACACCCCAGTAAATCCTTGCGTGATGATCCGGAATGCCTGACTCAAAGCTGCTCGGTTGTATTCGGGAGTTGGGTTGGGTAAATACATTAGCGTCTGCCTCCTGGGTGGAGCTCAAACCTCGTGTTCCCTACACTCCAATCCGCTGCGAGTTTCCCCCGAACTTTATAGCGGACCTGGCGACCCTGCAGTCGCACATCAATCACCCCGTCACTCTCCAGAGGATAATCCGCTGATTCTGTTTCGGCAGCGTCTCCACTGGGAGACGTGAAGAAACGATAGTTGACAGATCCTGAATCTTTCTGATCGGTGTCTGTGTAGATCTTACTGATCCTGGTGAATCTCTCCCCGCTCTGGATATCGATTGCCCCGGACTCCGCTTCCGAGATCTCGGTCTGCGTTGAATCCGTTACCTCGTGCTCATATATTTTGTTATCGACCGGGCTCACTGCGAGCGGTGCGGTGTGAACATCAGCATCCAGCCAGACATTCCTGGCGATTCCTGACCCTGTCGTAAAGCTGTCGTACCAGGCTCCCTCTGCGTAGTTGTAGATCACGTAATACTCACAGCGCTTCTGAGTCCCTCCTTTGACAGGGAACCACCAGATCACCTCGTTGAACCTCCGATTGCCCCCAGCGTAAATCAACGCTTCCTGCCCCCAGTCCACCGAGTTGATGATCCTGTTCTCAATTGGACATCCCAATCGCTTCACGTACCCGTCGTAGCTCCAGAACCCGTTCTGAGAGACCCAGAAGGTTGCCTCCGGAGTGCTGTAGATCGCATTCGGACTCGTGACTCCTGCCGAATCTGAGAGCTTTTCCTGACCGTAGACCAACGGTGGCCCGAGGTAGTTTAGCCTGTGAACGTCTAAACTTGTGAAGAGTAAAACCCCTCCACTGACTCGACGCCCGGTGATCAACGCTCCAGGTGTCTGTAAGGTCAGGTCTCCAGCTGTGTTTGTACTCAAGGGAGCCCAAACATCTGCTTCCTCCTGGGAGCTCCAGCGAACCAGTCGCTGATCGTTACCTGCCCCGATTGCCAAAACGTGTCGCTCCGCTGTGACCAGTGTTGCCAGACAAGTTGGGGCTGTTTCCTGGAAGCCGTTATCGAGGTGGATGACCTTCGCCTCTCCTCCTGCACTTTTGTCGTAGTAGAAGATTCTCCCGTCTCCCGAATGCACACCCAGAAGGTCCTCGCCAAAATTGTCGAGAGACCAAACTTTTGGCACTACGTAAGCGACACTTCCTGCTTCTGTATAAATTTGGTTGTAAGGGTGATTCCCACCAAAAACCCAGTAGCCGTATCCCGGATCGTAGGCTTCATCCCCAGTCGCTGCGTAGGCATCAACTTGAGTCGCCAAGCCAGAATTTTCTTCAATTGGGGTAATGTTGACGAGCGTTCTCTCTGGAGCATTCACTACCTGGTTTGTGATCTCCATTACGTATAATTGACCGTTGGTCCCGGTCCCTCCTGATGTTCCGATCGCAATCAGCCCGTCACCGTCATTATCTACGTATTGGTGAGCTCCTCGTGCTGCTGAGTCGAGACTCGCAGATCCTGACGCTAACGTGAGCTCTGTCCAACCCCCAAGCGGTTGTAATTTCCCCTGTTGGAATCGTACCAGGTTTCCACGTAACCAAGCCTGCTTTACCTGTCTTGGTGTCCCGTCCCGGAACCCAGCTGGCAGTGAAACCTCAAGAAGTCTTTTTGGCATTCTGTCGATATCGTTTGAGTGCTTTGATTCCCAACACAATCGCAAAAGGAGCTCCCAGGAGAGCGACTGCTCCCTCTGCAAAACCTGACTCTAACGCCAGATCCAGAACACCGAGAGCCTGATCCTCGAGAGCGAGCTCGGTCTTGGCGACGAGCTCCTCGGTGACTGCATCAGTCGCTTTTTCAATCAGCGTCTTCTCGGCCCCTTCCTTGATATAATCCAGTAGTACATCTTCCATCAATAACTCCAGACTGCGGGGATATCGCGATCGTCTACGTGCAGAAAGCGAGATTCAACCGGGCCACGAAAAGAGCAGCCCAGGCCCTTGAATCCGTGTTTGATCGCGAGCTCGAGGAGTCGATACCCATCGTAGCCCACAAGTAGGTCACAAGCCCTACCCTGGGTGTGATAGCCTGATTTTGAGGCTTTCTTGGCCTCAACGGGGTGAGTGAAATCTCTAAATCCAGAACTGATCCGAATCGGTTTGCCGTACTCCTCTCGGAGAGCCTCCAGGCGATCCAGAAACAGTTTGGACATCTTGCAGATTCCAGTGTGCTTGCACTGAAGCTCTTGCCTGGAAAATCTTGGACTATGATCTACTGTGTTCATCTGTTATGAATCGTTTCTTTGAGTTCTGATATTGCGACTCGCATTTCCGATAGAATCGTGTTGGTTTCACGCATTGTACTAATCAAAGCAGAGTTTGACTCTCGCATTAAAGATCGAAGTTCATCATCATTACGGGAATCTTTGTCTAAATGAATTTTTCTCTCTTCTGCAAACCCTTTCAATAAGTACACAATGAGATACCCGGCAAAGGCCAGGGAAGCCATTGTTCCACCTAAATCAGTTAATACTGCTACAAAGTTCTCTGGCATTGCTCGGCCTTGGTTAATCGTTAGGTGGTGTGGGCCACGTTACGTTGGTTAGATTGTCTCGTTAATTGCTTAAAGCCAGTTCAACTTCTGCTTGGGTAAAACCTAAACGAAATAATTTACAGTTTGGATCTTCTTGCAGTTCTTGCTGGTATTTGATGGCAACACCATCTAAATCTGTTTCGGTTCTAACTCTGTGCGTAGCATCTGTAATCCCTGCATCTTCTGGCGCTAAGTCTCCTGTTCTGAACCAGTTTTGTCTGGTATCTAAGAGCGCTTGGTACTGAGTTTGCCAACCTAACAGGTTTTGATTTTTAATGTATTCGTAATCGAATCTAGTATTTAGATGCTTTGGAATCCCTCGCATACCGATGATCTCCTTGAGTTTAGTAATTTCTAGGGTTTGCAATAAATGATAAGTGTTCGCCCAACTTGCCCAACCTTCATACGATGCTAGTGCTGAACGAAATCGAATGCTGCTACAAGCAGGCCAGTTCTTTTTGAGATCACTGATCCTTTGAATCATTTGTTTTGCTGTTGATTTTCGTAACAGTTTCTTTGTAGGGAAATGGCGATAACCAACAAAATCAACGCCTGTCTCGACAGGCTTTAGCGACCACCTACTAATTTCTAGTTTTAATGATCTCTTTAAAAAATCTACAATATTTACACGAACAAACTGCAGCCATTCCTTGCTATCGCCAAATATTAAAAAATCATCAACGTAACGGCAATATCCTTTGATTCTATATTTGTGTTTTAAGTATTGGTCTAATTCATTCAAGTATAAATTGCCAAACCATTGGCTTGTGTAATTCCCTATTGGGCAGCCTTCGGCACTACTGATGATTTCTTTAATTAGCATTAAAGTGCGTTTGCATTTTATCTTTTGCTGAACAACAGAAAATA